CTCAACAGTCGATGCGGCATTATTCGCTCGGACTCTTCGCCTTTTTCGTAGCGAATTGGTTTTCGCTGTTTTGCCGGATCCGCTACAAACATCGCATATTCGTGCATTGGAATCGCATAGGACTCCCACGAATCCTCGTCGTAAGGGTCAGCACCGGACTCATAACGTACAATCCATCGCTCGGTCGTCTTATTCCAACTGCGGATGCTGTTATAATTCGGTGCGTGCTTCCAGTACTGATTGAGGTTACCATCAGCGTCGGTGGGTGGATTTGCCTTAAGCTGTCCAAGAGTAAGTCCATCGGTATCGATCATCGAATAAAACTCTGCATCAACACCAGCGTTGGCCTTGTAGCATATCCCAACCAGACCAGCAGACCAGCCGGCGGGTATGACGTTTGGATAGCCATAGATTTTGGGCGGTCCGTCGCTGATAATCCACGGCGGGCCGTAATAGTCGGGGTCAGCAACTAAGCCGTCAACATAAGACTCCCACGTTGCGGCCGTTATTGGGCTTGCGGTGTCATAGGTGTACGTACCAGCAGCCAGATTGCGCAGCAGCAGTATGCGTGTGCGTATGTCTTCAAAGTGTCCGTGCGAAAGCTCTGTGCTTTCGTCGGGTATTGGAAATGTTTCGTTCTGCCAACTAAACATTACAGATAGACCGCCATTAAACGATTATAGGTATCATTCCACATGATGGACTGGTCGCCATCCCACGACTTGCGGCATCTTGTCATTTGTTGTGCAAAAAAAACTAAAGTCTCTGTGCGCTCATCAACCGTTACGCTGCGGGTATAAACAGGAACAAGATCACCAAACTGGAACCAAGGAATAAAGAACCGCATGTCCGGCGGATCATCGATGAGATTCTCATCATCCGACGTCAATTCAAACTCCTGACCGATGGGTCGAGGGTTTTGTTCTATGATTTCCTGCCACTCGGTTGGATTTTCATTCGGAACTTTGTTTGTATTCTCAACAAGCGCCTTATAAACTGCGTAGTCATCGGCTGAGTCAATTACATAATAGCCAACTGGATAGGTCGTGCCGCTGTTCCAAATGGCTATGTCTTCCTGATCTGTTGTTGTTAAATCCGACGTTATAACGTACTGGGCATATCCCTCTTCAGGTCCATCGGTCGATTGACGGGCTGGGTCTGGGTAGAGCAGGCCACGTACGATCTTCATCCAAGTTATTGATCCGCCGCCCGGCCGCAATCTCGGCGGTATATCGGGGGACTTCTTGCGCATTAAGTAATTAACGGCATATTGCAGCTGGTTCATCCGCTGCGTTAATAGCGTCTGGCCGTCCTTTGTCTTGTCGATGTTGCCTAATTTCATACGCCAACCCAAATTTGCGAAAAATCTATAGGCTGATAAATCGGAACCACGCGATACGCCGCGTTTCCGTACGTGGAATAGTGCGGCGTGCCTAAATTTGATGGTGGGCGTCCCGTGCCCGGATCGATAAAGAGCGCCTCGGCGACCCATCCGCCAACATGAGTTGTTGTCTGGCTTTCGTTGACCTGAGCCGTAACAGGTATCGGATCGCGGAAGACAAATGAATATGACACGTCGTAAGTTAATCCGCCGTCGTTGGTCGTTGCGTTGATGCCGGTACATAACCAACATTCTATATTTATTGCAGGCCGCGGCGGTAGGCCTGGTATCGGCGACCAATTAGTTAAGTTTGTATGCCCTTCATATTTGTGCTTTTTCTCGTCGATCAGGCGAATGACATTGTAACCTGGATTATAACCATAAGTCGGTCCCCACTCAGTCCGCGTCAATTCAACCGTACGCTCCGGTATTAACTTATCCATCATTACACCCGTGGCCTCTTCTTGGTCGGCCTTGTCGCCATACAAATTCGGGTCGTTTGGATATTTGTACTTCAATACAATCGGACTGCCGCCGTACGTCATGTTTGTTTGCTCCATGACGGCGCCTGTAGAAAACTGAACGCGCATCGGTCCATTACGGCGCGACCGCCATATAATGCCAACCTCTTGGGTATCTTGACTTAGCGTCGAAAAATCAAGTTGGTCTAATACAATCGGCCACTGCTCGCCGCTTACTGGGTCAATATCAGTAAAGTTCAAGAATTTACCGACATAATAATCATTTGTCAACAGGACGTTATATGCCGCACTGACAAGCCCGGCGATAGAGTCCTCTGCCGGGTCCAAATTGCGAAAAATAGCCGTTTGGTTTATTACCCATCCAGTATTTGATAATGTAGCTCCGGTGTTACGTATTGCGTGCAGAGTTGACATTAGTTCATCCTTATATCGTTTTTCAATTCTCGCAAGTTGCGATTTACTTCTTGAAGCAGCTGGTTCGTCGTGTCCTGTTTGTCAATTACGCCGCCCGTAGATAAACCGGCAACCGAGACTAAATTCGATCTTATTTGCCTGCTGGATGCGTCGCCGGGAGTTGGGCGCGGAATACTTACAGACGGGGCAAATGCTTCCCGCGCCGCTTTCTCGGCTCGCCCGCGTATTTCTTCGCCAATGAATCCGCCCCGCGCCAGTTTTTCAATGCGGTTCATTTCTTCTCGAAAAATCTCTGTAGGCGTCATCATTGCCCGCGCTAAAATTTGGCCTTGTTCACGCAAATTTGCAGTGTCCTGCAACGACCGCAATTCTGCCAGATTTTGTTTATACCGGACATCTGACCATCCTGCCATATTGGACGCGGAAAGTAGCGTCCTTTCGATATCATCTATCCCATTGGCGGCATCGCGCAGGGAGTTTAATAACCCGTAATACGGCTCTAATGCTGAATTAATTTTAGCCGACTTCGCCGCCGCTTCAATATCACGATATTTTTTTTCAATCCGGGACAATTCTTCTTCATAAACACGCAACTGCCTTGCCTTGTCGGCCCCTATGTTTAGAAGTACGTCAATCCCCATATCTTTTAGCCTGCTGGCGGCCGATGGCGTTGGAATTCCGTTTGGAAGTACGTCAATCCCCATATCTTTTAGCCTGCGGGCGGCCGAATCAAGTTGTGATATAGCTTTTTCATATTCTTCCGTCGCCTTAGCGCGTTCCAACATCTCATCAGATTTGCCGATATCAGAAAGATACGATATTTGCTTTCCCCTTATTATATCTAAATCGGCCAATATTCCCGTAGCCTTTTCAATCTGTCGTAGCTCATGCGCGACGCCGGAAACTTCCATGTACATGTCGCGGAATTGTGTCACAGTGCGACCGATAAACGGCAGGTGCGAAACAAAGGCGTAAAGCGCATCATCTCCCTCTCTCAGTGCCTTTGCCATTTCGCCAACGCCTTCGGCCACCCCGCCGACTGCCTGGAAAAGAAAAGCATTGCGTAGGAGCTTTGAAGTAAATTCGGCGCTTTGCTGAATGCTCTTCAGGGATGAATTTGCTTCGCGCTGAAAACCCTTCAGTTTTTTTACGGCATTATTCATGTCCCGTTGAAATCGTTCGGTACGGGCGATTAAATTAACTACCATTGATCCAACTGTTGCCATATCTACCTCGGTTTTACTTCATTCTTTCTGATTTCCCGCTCAAGTTTAGCCCACAGCAAACGCGCCGCCCGCTCATGTGTCTGATATTTCTTATTCTCAAACGCGGTGCGCGCAAAAGGATTAGCAGCCACATGCTTCGGCGCGTTGCGCCCACCGCCGCGACCAGGGAAAGCGTGGCCGTATTCAATCGCAGAGGGTATAAAGTAGCGCTTGCCATCGGCGGTATGGTAAACAAATTCTTCAGGCTCATCGAGTAAAATCTTTACCCCATAATGTCCTTGCCTCATAACTTTCATCGCACGAACTTTAAGAGCTGCTGCAATTTGCGATCCCATCCGGCCGCCCACCATAGCTCTTGCTTTCCCTTTATACTCCGGCAGCATAATCACCTTCTGTGCTTCGCGACAGGCTGTCCGCGCCGCCTTTGCTACTTCCTTATTAGTCAGATTGTCAAGTACGCGCTGAATTTCTTTGGCGCCCATCAACTTCATACGCGCTCCTTACATTCTAATTCTTGATATCGCCCTCGCTCCTCAATGTTCAGAATACGGACAATCTCAAAGATTCGCGTGCCGTAAATAATCCGATCTGTCCTGACTAAATCGGATTGATGGCGAATAATTACCTTGTGCGTAATCTCGCCATTTACCTGCTCCGCCTGCACAAACTCACGACCCGACAACGACTCAATCGATGCCCATACATCGGCATATTTGGCAAACGTTTCTTTCGGCTGGCCATACCCGTCGCGCGTTGTAGTTGCGGCGTGAAGCTCGACCCTATGCCGCAGCCTGCCCGGATTTAATCCGCATTTGTCCATAACCGCTCCGAAAGCAAAGATTTAACGCCAATCGGGATTTCTTTTAACGCCTGCTCACACGTGGCCAAGCGGTGCTCATACCAATGACTGATCAGCAAACACATCGCCGCTTTGACGCGATCCGGGATTGTGCCCGCCCACGATTCTTCTTCTGAGTACCGATAGCCAGCGGTAAAGACGACGCGAATTCTATTCGGGCGATAAGACAAGACGTACGTCAGACCTGTCAAATCAAACTCTAAATAAGACGGCTCAACATCGTTCCGAAGAATATAATAATTTTCAGACACTTCCTGCCATTCTTCATCCCTATCGCGATAATGAACAGATTCGACGGTCAATACAGGAGCAACCGGCAGATAAAGATAGGGCTTAAAATTATCCCAAAACGCGGAAATTTCCTGCTCGACATAGGCGCGCCCTTCATACTGCTGGCAGTAGTCCGTCGCGGCACTGATTAAAGATTCAATCAGGTCATCGTCGTCGTCCGTGTCAACCTTAAGCCATAACTTGGCCTGTTCGAGAGTAACAGGCTGGGCGGCCGGAGGTGTTGTTACTTGGTAGAACATTTGCGGCCTCTTTTCTTTTTAGTTTCCGGCTCGTCCTTATAAGGAATTGCAACTCCATTCGCAATAAACTGCTTAGCGCGGCCTGCGGGGACGCTGCTTAATATGTCGCCCACCCGGCGAATCCCATACGGCCGCAATAATACCATCTTCATGTTGTTCCTTTCGCTTACTTTATCGGTTCGTCAAAAGAGCTAACTCTCTTATAAACAGGCCTCCACGCGTCCTTCATATCGCCGGGCATGGTAACGACCAGTTCTAAATGGCCGACATTGACATTAGTCGCAAGCCCCAGCCTGCATCCGGCCTGCTCGAATTTATGCCAGAACATAATATCCTCGTCCGTGCGTCCATCGTTCCAGCTTCCATTCGGATCGGGAACTGGTAAAAACCACGGCTTTTGAATTTTTCCAAAGCAAGACCGGCGGAACACGGTCAGTCCAAAATGACCCGTACTGGCCTGTACCACGTCCTTGCCATCGAAAAAATCCATTGTTACATATTTACGCTGTTCGCCAGATGGGTCTTTAATGCCCACAAGCGGGGATTCGTTTTCCCGCTTTATTTGTACAGGCATTACCGCATCGTATTCCGAATGGTCTTCTAAGACCTGACACAGGGCGATAATATCGGCGTAGGTGAACCAAGTGTCGTAATCAATCGTCATAATATAATCCGAGTCTGAATCTTTAAGTTCCGACTCTATAAGCCGAGTAAGGCACTGCCCCCAAAAGACACCAGACGACCGCTTAAGGGG